CGGTAACATCAGGTTGGTTCGACATTTTACTCCACACTTTTAGTTCGGGTTAGTAGTGGTTCATAAACATACCCAAAGCAGTTTACATATCTCCATTTGTTATTACCTTCAATTTCATCTCCGAAAACAATATCCCCATTAAATGAGAATAAGCTTACGTTAGTATCTATGGTTGCTAGTATTTTTGAAGACTTTGTTGGCTGCTCCCGTATATTTAATCGTGTGTTTGCTTTATATATAGAATATGGGCGGAGATAGTTTTTCTTCCAGTAGGCAAATCCAGCATCGGTGATACCCGATGGGTCAATCTTTCTTCCTGGTGGTGTAGCAATCTGTCTGTGTGTGACTTTCTCTAGCTCAAAGTATTTACGAGCTAACTCGGTGATTGCATCCCACATCTCTCCAGTCCAAATGCCTTCAGAGGGGCTGAAATGAACTTCAACCCCTACGGCATGAGGATTACCATATTTTGTCATATCTGTTGTTTTTCCAGTATGCCATGCCATATAGTTTGTCGGGTCTAACATCTGAACGATTGTACCTGACTTACTTACAATATAATGAGCACTAACATCAGGAGAGTTAATAAGATAATTTAACTCTGCTTCAAAAGAACTACCTGCTTTTCCGTTTGTCGTATGAATTACTAGACTGTTGTATATCAGGCTTGGATTGCGTAGGCTGTATCCCGTCCCCGACGGGAGCTTGTTGTTCTTCTGGTACTCCGGTTTGATTACTATCATTTGTTGTCACCTCTTCAGTTGGAGTTTCTGTGTCAATTTTTTCCCTCTCATCTTCATAGGTAGAACCGTAAAGTTGAGAAATTGTATCCTTGGAAATTGCGCCAATCTGCTGTGCTTGAATGGCCAGCTGTGTGAGAGACGTGATATCCTGAAGTGCAATAGGGCTGAAGAAAGGCTTTGGATACCAAGAGAATCCGTTAACGGTTGCAAGTTCTTTATAAAATCCTTCAATCCAAAAAAGAATTGCATCACGCAAATCATTGAGTGTGGAGATTGGACCAAGACTTGCCACCTTGCTATCCGATGAATTACTTCGCAGAGTTTCACCAACTGCAAGAATTCTGGGGAAACCAAGCGCAAGGAAAATATCCGCATTTGGTTCCATATATTTTGCTTCATTCAATAATGCATCAAGGGGAGGCATTGTCCAGTTGATGTCTATTGTATGATTGGTGAACAAGTTAAACACACGGTCTCCAGTAATGGAAGCATTTGCAAGAACTGCCTCTGTTGCTTTTAAGTCGTCATCAGTGGCTGGAAACTTATCCGAACCTACTTTAACATGTCTTAAAAGTTCTGAAGCTCTTGCGGCAATGCTTCGGTCCATAAGTTTCAAATAGTACTTGTGCTGAAGTGCAAATAGTGCATTTTGTAAGTATGGTTTTGGGTAGGCATCATACGACTTTAGTTTACGGTATATTGGGCGAGCATTTGGTAAGGGAAACAGACGTTCCCCGCTATTCACAGCTTTTACAAAAGAAGGGTACTCTCGAACAAGTTGTTGGTATCCTTCTTTGTCAACTGTACCATCTCTACGATTACCTTTTGTTAAGATAAAGTCTACCTCTTCTTGAGGTATTTTAACGTAGACTGCCCGGTCAGTTCCGATTGGTTTTCTGCGAAGTTCAATAAATTGCTCATCACGAACCCAAAATTCGCTTGGAAACTGTACTCGTTTTCTACCAAGTGTCTTGTCTACCTTGTTTCCCATAATAGTCGTGTAAGTAACTTCGGGAATTACCATACCGTGAAGAAAGTAATCCAGCGCCATTATTTTTAGAAATGGCTGAAGATACTCAGCGACTTTATTATAGTACTCAACACCATCTTCTGTGTTATCACGGTCTTTTCTATTACGTAGTTTTGTCATAGACATATCGACCATACGGTCAATGACGGTTCCGACAATTGTATCGTTATCGTAGAAGTACCGACAAAACCTAATAAGTTCATGATATGTGTACTTTTTTGAATTATCAAAAGGAAGTACAGACAAGTCGTAATAACCAGCAACAAACTGATTATTTACATAGAAAGGTGTTGGTGCATACGATGCTACCGATTTTGCTAATTTACTATCTTCCATATTACCTCGCTGTTATATTTCCTGTTGCTATACCTAGTCTAATTTGGGGTGCCACAGCAGTTACTTTACCACGTAGTGCATATATAAAGCATAAATAACTTGCAAAGATGTGGTCATCATCCGATGCCCCGTTCCCACGCTCACCCATGACATAATAGTGGTCATTACCTGTAACTCTTTTTTGACGAGTTAATCTTTCTAACTGGCTGATACCCTCAACGTCAATTTCGGAGAAAATCATTCTTCCCTCGGAAACCAGTCGTGCAATTTCTTTCGAGCCCCACGAGCGAAATACCTCAGTGAGTTCTGTATCATCGTCGGTTCTCCCCACTGGTACACGTTCATTAAAGAGTACACTAACAATTCTGTCAGTGAAATTGATGGTTGCATAATCTTCCCTTGATGTTAATGATTGGAACATACCCGCACCGCCACCACCAGCACCCACGTCTATAGCTATTCTACTAGGATTATAGAACTTTGTCAAGTAATAAATAATTCTTTCCTGCTCAGGATAGTCAATCTTCGTTAGACGATAACGTACAAATGTGCGGTACTTGTCATCTTTGACCCCAATAACCTGGATGATTGTCGGGTCAGTAAAGCCAGTATCTATTGAAAATATAAGTGCATCCTGCCCTTTTATTGGGTGTAATTTCAGCACTTCTTCAAATTTCTTACCTTTAAGTTTATCATTGTTTGAAAAACGATAGCCGTAAAAGTCAAACGGCTCAACCACAAACGCATCTCTCGGGATAACCTGAAACGAGGCAGAGCCATGTCTACCGAGTACAAGTTGCTGGAAAATATCTTCCTCCATCCCTCCATACTTACGTAAACTATCATTCCAGTCATCTAGGGTAAAGTAGGGATTATTCGGAGATGGTATTCTATACTTTTTATATTTAGGTCTACGAATATCAAGGTCATACAGAGTACTATTGCGAAGGCCATTTGGTACGCCACAATAGATTTCCTGTACTTTTGGTTCCCAGCTATTTAGTGTAGGTTGTAGTTGATTAAATGCTGTCATAGGAAACAACTGCATTTCGTCACCAGCAATTTTTGGAATATGTAAACCAACCAAGTTGTTACTCTCACGAGAACCAGCAATACGTGCGTAAAATCGATGATTACGGTCACCAAACTTAAAGTCAAGTGTACCCTTTGAACGATTTACGTTATTACTTAAGAACTCCTTTAGGAGAACCGAGTTGTTAAACTTCAAAATAATCCTATCAAGTAGTGGGGTCAGCTGACTTGTATTTGGTGTTACAAGAAGCTGTTCCGACGTTTTTGGGAACTCAATATCATTATTCACAATCTGATAGGTTAGTAGGTCTTCAATGATAACTGAGTTATGTACTACAACATAGTCGCTGATATAGGTTTCATCTGTGTAGACTGATACTGCATATGTAGGCATATTATATGTGCGGGAAGCTTTCTGTGTGATAGGCTCCCAACGAATTAATGGTAGATTATCCTCTTCTTCAGAGTTGATAGTAACTTTAACCCCGGGCAACTTAAATGTTTTCCAGAATCGAGTAGCATTCACTTTATCAAGAGTCTCGAGACGCCACATAGAATCATCAATACTATAGTCGTGCTTCTCATCCTTCTTTACTCCCAAGGCAGTGAGCTTCATGCTAATACCAAAGTACAGGAGAATTTCTTGAAAATCCTCTGCATACGTTTTATTGAACACATCTAGAATTACTTTTTCTCTGGATAAGCTCCCGTACTGAGCAAATACTGCCTCAAGAAAAACTGTAATGTTCTCCAGTTTTTCTGACTTCAGCCAGTCTAGTCGTGGATTTCTACGATTTCTTGGGCCAAGCACACCAGTCTCTCTCCATAATTGTAGAAGATAATGACGATTCTGGCCAGTCTTGATTCGCTCCATATAGTATTTTCCCTCATCCTTTGTGATAGTGAGGAACATGTTCTTAGCAATAAACTCAAACTCCTCGGCTATCTGGTTAAATCGTGGCTTAATTGCCATATGACCAGTTAGGCGAAGTTTGTTCAGAGCATCATAGCCCATAAGGCGAAGTTCAAACCAGGAGAAAGCGTCTTGTACGCAGTGGTCTGTCGGAAGAATATTTGTCACGGCAATCAGGTCGCCTATCTTTAAGTCACCAGCTACAACAAATCCATTCGGCGTAAATATTGGGTGATTATATGTGCACTCAACAGAGTGTCCTGAGGATGTAAAGTAACGATGTACTTTTGTCCATTTATCTTTTGTAATAACTGCCCGTCGTTGTTTAAACGTACCATCAGTTGTGTAGGCGTAGGTTAAGAATGCGCGTCCCTTTTTCTTCAGCAACTCGCTAATAGTTTTAAATCCGTTTGTTGTATAGATTCGTGCGGTCTGGGCTTGACACTTACCAATAGAACGACCACCAGTGATAACAATGTGCTTATTCTGGTCAGTTAAAATTTCTTTTTGATATGGTCGGTGTGAAAATTCATCAGCTGGCCAATTACTTGTATTCATGTCCCCGTTATTTGTGGAGCGAAGAAATTCGCTAAGCCACACCGGGTCTTCAATAACCTCTAGTAAACTAAGTTCTGAATCATCAAGCTTCTTCTGTAGTGCCATTGTCATCCTCCAGAATAAACATCTCTTCTTCACTTTCTACTTCAGGCTGGTCAGTATCCTTAGTTGGTTGCAAAACTTCGTAAAGATATTGTTTTCTCCATTTATAGTCTTTGATATCAAAGAATACTCCCTCAGACTCAGCCTTACGGGTCATTGTAATTCTTTTGCTACATTGACTACACTGGGTCTCAAAATGAAAGGCAGTGTGCTCCATTACGGGAGCAAAACGAGCAACAAGTACTTTACAGTCTGGGCAGAATACTTTAATAAGTCTTTTTTCTAAAAAGTTCTGCGCCGTTATTTTTAAGTTAGTTATATACGAGGCGACACTGTCACTGTTCTCTGATTTTCTAGTCTTCCGGTCAAGTGCTAGGGCTCGTTCAATTTGAAGATTACGTTCAATTAAATCACGCATTGCGTTACCTATTTTCTGAATTGACTCTATGTTTTCAAGTGCGCCATCCTCAGTCATAGATAAAAGTTCCGCCTGAAATCTTTCGACAATAACTTGATTGTTAATAAGCATATCCAAGTTAGCCCTGTCATTTGGAGAATTTAATGTTTCCAAGTCATACTTGCTGCTGTAATCACCAAGAATTTCTTGAAACCTTGTTTTCTTAACCATGATTCTCCCCTTAAAACAAAATTAATGGGGTAGTTTAGGAGGAATCTTCACCAAAGTCTGGCGAAACTCTACATAAACTACCCCTCTATTAATATACCCTATTAATATGTCAGCGAACTGGGCAGGCACCACCTACACAATCCGGGTCAAACTCGTCCTCTTCTACCTGAGCAGATTCTCTACGAAGCAACTCATCAGTGATTGTCTTCCATGTAATATGGTCGATATCTGTTTTACGAATCAAATACTCACTCTCGACAATTTCTTCGTAAGGCATCAGTGGATAAGCTCCCGTATGCTTTGGTAAGAATGAGACACCGACATAATCATTCCAATTTTCGAGAATCACTTTGATAAGTTCTTCTACTTCCTCGGGATTAAACGTAATGGTAATTGACGTATTATGGTCAGTCCAGTACTTTTGAAGAATTAGGTACCGATGAAGTTGAGCAATAGCCGTTTCATCATTACCAGATTTCTTTGCTGATGTCTTGATTGGGAACTCAATAACCCAAGTCTGCGCCTTGTCAAGAACCTGCATACGCTCAAAGTTACTGAGCTTACGAAACTCTTCAGGACGCATAGTGTTTGCTTCTGGATATACTGGATAACCAACCGCAAGCATAGTCTTTGCCAATGGGTCAAAGCTTGAGATACGAACTCGGCGAATATAGTACGGTGCGTAGGAAGCATGAGCTCCTGAAGACACTGTAGGTAGTTGCGCGATGGTTCCACTCGGTTTTATACAAGTTGTTAGAAGTGGTGATGGGATGCGCATTTCTGACGCATACAATTTCGCCTCATCATTTGCAACTTGATTGACTAGGTCGAGGAAGAAGCTTAACTTCATCTCATCAAATCTACCGCCGTCAATATGACTTGCATGAAGGATAGGAACTACTGAAGTAGGTACTGTTGTATCAACACCAAGAGCATCCATCGCCTCTACATAACCCGTGAATGAAACACCCGTTAATCGGTCACGTTTCTGCACTATATCCCAATGAGGAAGTTCTAGTGTCACGTTAGTCATACGTAGTCCAACACGGGTAGCTAGTTTAATTGCCTGCGAGAACTTGTGCATATCAAATAACTTCTCACCCTTAACTTCAGTTACGTAAGCAGCGACATTAACTTCGCTAAGATTACATACGCCATTATCTGCAAGTAGAATTTCAGCACACGGATTAGTTCCTGCGTAATAAGGTCGGCGAGTTGATGCAGCTTGCGCATTAACAAATCCGGGCTCACCGTTATTGATAACTCGGTTAAAGATATCCTTCAACTGAGCAACCGTAGGCTTTTCCGTAAAGTAGACCGAGTTATTACTCATCGAACGATATGTAAATTCTGCTTTATCTGGATTAGACCAAAGGTCAACTTTAGCATCCATGATTTCCTTGTCTTCAACTGAAAACAATGTAATTTCACTCGACCGACGAACACCACCGACTACAACACAAGAACCAATAATGTTCATAATGTCCATTGCCTGCATTGTGTTCATACGACTGGTTCCTCGACACATAACCCGATGAATTTGTTTAAACATATCACGGAGTGCGGTATGACCTGAAGCTCGACCACCGAATGTTTTTAGCTTTTCACCTTGAGGACGGACACTGTCATAATTAATCATAATTGACTCAACAGGCTCTCCGTTTGACAATGCCTCTAAATAAATACGAAGTGCATCGACCCAGCCCTCTTTTGAGTCACCAACCACAATATAGACAGAGCCAGATTCTCGGTACACCTGGGTTACTTCAATCCGGTCTTCTCTATTTGGTTTTGGATGATATGGCTTGTGCGCTACAACTGCCTTAGTATTAATGTCGGGCAGTTGAATAACATCAGTGGGAAGAACTCGAAAGCCAACACCAGTACCAAGCATCATCAAGTAAAACGCATCAACAAATGCTTCAAGGCTATCTACAACCGTGAATGAACAATTAAAGTTACTTAGCGGGAATTTTTTAGCAGCATCTGTCCCGCCAATCCACATTGTGCGCCCCGCAGTAAACAACCGCAAGTTAAACATCTCATCAAAAAGGTGTTCTGCTTCCGACTGAAGTTCTTCAAAAGATGCCGGACCGTTGTACAGACCCATGCTATATTCAACAACACGCTGACAGGTTTCCTTCCAATGCTCTCTCCGACCCTTGGTCTCATTAAAGCGTGAATAAGTTCGTAAATATACAAACTGACCAAGGATGCTGTTCCACTTCGGATTGTCCGGGTATTTATCCAAAAACTTATTCCACAAAAAATTCAAAGGCGTAAGACTCATTCATCACTCTCCTGTTTAATATTATATTTATTTGATGCTCTCACAGAATCAACAAAAGTGTACGTACTAAGTAGTTCCTTAGCTGCGGTAAAATTACGCATATTATTAACGTACAGTATCATCATACTGTGTATTTTTTGACTGAATTGAGTGGGTTCTTCAAAACTATAAGGGACTGTAAGCGTATAAAACTCACAGTCCTCTTTTTCTTGAGAAGCCACTGAAAAATTAAGTGCAAAAGAGCATGTAGAATCATTGAAAACCCACTCATTTACAGTAAATTTATGCCTCTCCACTATCGGTTGTCCCCACTCCCCTTAATCATATTCCGCTGCTGACGACTTTTAATTTTCATAAAATTATCATGAAAAATACTGCTAAGTGAGATACCTAAATCATCTGCAATAGCTGTGACATACCAGAGAACATCTCCAAGTTCTGCCACGATATCATCAAATCGTTCTTGTGTTAATTGACCCTCGTCATCACGCATTAACTTTTTAATTTTACCCGCAACTTCCCCAGCCTCATTGACTAGTCCAAGAACTGGATACACAAGATGATATTCTTTATCATAGACTTTAGTACTACGGACAAACATCTGATACTCGTCAAGAGTTTGAAATTGTTCCTGACTATTTTGTTCTTCTGTCATATTATTTACCCCACTTACCCTTTCTTAGAATCATAGTAATTATAGCATAGTTTGCCAAATCAAGCAAGGTGTCATCAATGGATTCATTTTTTGGGTCTTTATAGGCGGTAAATTTACCTGTACCAATATCAAATCCCATAAGATTCATGAGGCGAGCTGTCTTATCCCATAAGCGGGTAGTTGCCCCTAGTTCTCCTGTACCCTTCATATTCCATGTCGAATAGTCATCCATCTTCAGTTTATATGTGGCGAGCATATTCTGAATAATCTCTTCAAAAGCAGCCGTCTGCTCAGGATATCTTTCCTTTTCTACATACGCTGTTTTCTTTTCTTCAAAAGGAATTTTAATTTGTTTAGAACTTTCTTCAGTTTTCTTAATAAGTTCTCTTACCTCATCACTAATAAAATAATCACTCATAACCGTTCTCCTTTTCTTAGTTAATTATAACACGCTTAAGTTTGCGTGTCAAGTACTCTATTAACCCAGGGTCTATAGTTCTTATTATTATATTTTATATAAGTAAATATAATAGTACTAGAGTCTCTGGGTCCCTTAACCCAAGTATACACGATTTATTTTCATTTGTCAAGTACCTAGCTAGGCGGGTGTTTACTTCCGAGTATTTTCCGAGTTGTCAAGGATTACTTGACAGCTGAGGTTAAATAGTGTATACTATTAATGGGGTAATATTATACCCTATTAATCTGTCAGGAGATGTGTATGAATTATCTTTGTTGCGTATGTGACAATAGAGCTGTGAAGAATAGTCAGTTCTGCAAAGACTGTGTAGTTATATATACCGCAGTTGAGAATGAGGGCTGGTTTATTGAGCTCACTAAATTAATGAAAAAACAACGGCGTATAGATAACATGGAGAAGTATTCTATTTACGATTTAGGCGAGTTAGAAATCAGCGCTCGTTTTAGAAGAAATCGTGGAAGACCTAAAACTTCGATGGTTGTAATTGAACTTGTATCAAATATTAAAAATGATGACCCTCGTGTATCTACACGCTCAATCGGAGAAATGTGTAAAAAATTAGACATTATTATATCGAGAGAAACCATAAGAAGAATTTTGACACAAAAATAGTGTATATATGTAGAGGGATAAAATTTCTTATTTTATTTTTATGGAGGGTTTATGGGAATTATTGTTCCTAATTCGACGCCGATTACTTTAGCGGCTGACGAAATTGCTGGTGAGTATTATCAGAACTTTATTATTACTGATGATGATGGTGCATCATATAACACAAGTAATCCACTCCCTAATCGGATAGTGGTTTCAGGATACTCTAGTTATGCTGCAAGTTATCAAGGTACATATCTACCTACTGGTGGTGTGTATATTACAGATTTAACGGGCACAGACTTTACTGAAATGGTTGATGGTGAAACAGCGCCAGTTCGCATGAATAATCGCCGAGCTATTATGACTGCAACCGATGGTCAAGTAACTACTCTTACTCAAGGGCAAGTAAATAATTATCACGATACTGTTGTATCAAGTGGCTCGGTATTTAATGGGGTAACGGTTCCTGCCTACAGCTCATTCTTCGCTTACACAGCACAGCAGGCCACTCGTTATGTTTATGTTCCATTATCTAAATCTGGGTGGAGTAGGTTAAATTTATTTGTAAAGCATAATTTAGTAAATGTTAATGATTCACAACCATCATATGTTGGTGTAAATATTTATGCAGATTTTGGGCAATTCAGTAATGATTTTTCAATTCTAAATGATACTTTAAGTGGTGTTGCTGGAGTTATGACCGGGAGAGCTTACTTATGTAAACTTCCAACACTTTCAGGGAGCGCTGCTACATATATTTCTGAATTTGACTCACCACTTGCTGGTGTGATTATTGCAATTACAAACTCAACCCCGGTTACGGGTAACATTGAAATATACGCTTCAAAATCAGCTTAGGAGATTTAATGAACGAAGAGGATATGAATAGCCCCGAGGCTGAAGAACCTGAGGGCGAAGAACTAACACCACGTCAAATGGCACTAACAAGTGCTTATATTGCTATTGCTGATACATATGGTAAGTTTAGTTGGGGAACTGATAGTGAAGGCGCTCATTATACCCCTGCTGAAAAGAATCCATTTGTTAGCGAAGGCCTTATTTGTAAAAACTGTGCACTATACGCCGAGGATAGTAATTCTTGTGCAATTGTTGCTGGAATGATTGAGCCTGAAGCAATCTGTAAATTCTGGGTCATTGAAAATAGTGACCTAGAGGAAGCATCTAATCCATCTCAACCAGAAGAGCCAATGGAGACTGAGGCTGCTTCTCGTTGGGTTCTTGGAGGTTCTCGTACTCTTCCGGTAGTTGAGGACGAGCAATGGGACGGGCCTGCTGCGCACGCTCAAATCTTTGCATTAGCAGGATTTGATGGTGATAATCCTAAACCAGACATTGCCCGAAAAGGCTTTCTTGTTTATGATGCTTCTGCACCGAACCTTAAAGGTTCTTATAAACTACCTTTTGCAATTGTCCAGAATGGACGACTGGTCGCTTCTAGAGCAGGCTTAAGAGCTGCTGCTCAAAGATTACCCCA